CTTGCCGCTCGATTGTCTAAGCCTAGCGCTTCTTGCTTCTCTAAGCTGATCACAATGACTGGTAAGCCGTCTGCGTCTGCCGATGGATATATTAACCAGCTTCTGGGGGAACGTCTTACAGGTAAGTCTGAGCCGCACTATCAGAATGAACACATGATAAGAGGCAACGAACTTGAGCCAGAAGCGAGGGCCGATTACGAATTCATCAGCGGAAACAAAGTAGATCAGTACGGTTTTATTCTTGATGATACCGAAAGTTATGGCTGTAGCCCGGATGGTCTTATCGGTGAAGATGGTGGTTTAGAAATCAAATGTCCTGCTCAAACTACCCAAGCTGGGTACTGGCGTGATCATCAATCTGGAGTAAAGAAATACTACCAACAGATTCAGGGATGCATGTGGGTAACAGGCAGAAAATGGTGGGACTTTTTTTCATTTCATCCTCGTATGCCTCACGTTCTAGTTCGCGTTAAACGCGATGACGAATACATCGAAAAACTATCTCAGCAAGTTTTGCTTGCTGTATCAACTATTGAAAAAGAAATAGGGAAACGTAAATGAGTATTACAGTGACGGGAAAATTAAACAAAACAGCTAATCAGTTCGTAGCTGGCGAAGGCAGAGGGTTTGGTGTTCGATTAGGCGTTCAATTTTACAATCGTGAAACACAACAAAAAGATTGGACAAATTATGAAGCCGCAGTTTTTGCCAACATTGGTAAGCAATCTGAGTTTTACGAGTCTGTTTTAGTTGAAGGCTCTATTATTGAGATTAGCGGATCAGGTTGTCAGATAAAAACGTGGGAAAGTAATAATGGGGCTGTCCACAGCATTTCTATACTTGACGCAAAGATTGGTTTTGTTTTTACCAATGAGCAAAGCGCGCCGAAACCTAACGGAAAATCACCTCAATCTATTCCTGCTCCTGCCGCTGATGAGCCTCCTTTTGACGATGACATTCCATTCTGAATAACCCGGTAAGGATATCGCTATGGAACAAATTCTTATAGATTTATTTTTAACCGCATTTGTATTAGCAATTACCATTGATATGTTTCAAATACTGAGGACGAAAAGATGACACAAGCAGAGAGAATTCTTGAACATTTGCAATCAGGGAAAGTGCTTAACAGGCTTAACAGTTGGTCTGACTTGGGGATATTAGAAGCCCCGGCAAGGGTTAGCGAATTACGAGCAATGGGGCATCCTATTAAGACTAAGCGCAGACAAGTTACGAATCGCTATGGAAACAAGGTAAGTATTGCAGAATGGTTTTATGCGAGCTAAAAAGTGAAAGGATGAATACAACGCCTGTAGAAAAGGGTGATGTATGAATTTAAAGGAGCTGTTGAACAATGTTAAAATATGTCACCATAAAAAAGTTCTCTGAATTTTCTGGCTATACTGATGATGCCGTTAGAACAAAAATTCGAGACAATGTGTTTCGGGAGGGGCTTGAATGGCATAAAGCGCCAGATGGCCGTAGCCTGATTGACCTTGAGGGATATGAATCATGGGTAGAGCGACAAAGTATAAAAACGTCTACATTGCTAGCAAAAGCAGTATCGAGATCAGGTTCACCTATCCCACGAAGTCCGATAGGCGCAAGGAGCGGATACAACTCCAGCCCACTCCCTATAACTTAAAAAAGACGTTTCATTTTCTTGTTAATGTCATTGATGCTATCGAGAAAGGAACCTTTGACTATAGTGTTAGCTTCCCTAATTCACCTAGAGCGCAGTTATTTAAAAATAACAATATTTTAGGTAACTGGCTTGAAGGATGGCGCACAAACCTTCCCCATCTAAAAGCATCCACACGCAATGACTATCGAAAAGTCATTACTGGGCAGATAAACAACGGGCCGTTTGGCCAGATTGCTTTTTCTAATTTGCGCTGGGAAGAAATAAAAGATTGGGCAATGTCAAAAGACGTTTCTATCAAGACCAGAAATAATTATATGAGTGTGCTTAGAACGGCCTTAGATGATGCTGTGGAGGACGGCCAGATAGCTTTTAACCCAATGATAGGGCGCAAACTAAAGCAAAGAAGTGTCCGTGTAAAGCTTGACCGAATAGACCCGTTTACATGGGAAGAAAGAGCCGCAATATTAAGGGCTGCGGAAGGTCAATTTGAGCATATGGTAAATTTTGGATTATGGACAGGCATGAGGCCAAGCGAAATTATTTCTTTAACTTGGCAAAAGGTGGATTGGATTAACAAGACAATTCGCGTTGATCAGGTGATGACTCAGTATTCAACAGAAGAGGAAGAACCAAAAACCTCTAGGTCAATTAGAGATGTTGAATTGCATGGCCCTGCTTTAGAGTCGCTGTTAGCCATGAAGAAATACACGTTTTTAGAAGACAGTTTTATTTTTCGCAACCCTTATAACGGCAAACAATGGAAAGGTGATAACCCTATACGCAAAAAATGGACAACAGTACTTAAAAAGGCGGGTGTCAGATACCGCTATCCGTATCAGATGCGGCACACCTATGCGAGTACGGCATTACAGGAAGGTGAAGACTTGGGTTACATCTCAGATCAGCTTGGTCATATCGACAAATCTTTTACTTTAAGAACCTATACACGATTCATTAAAGGCAATAATAGCGACAGAGGAAAGAAGCTAGAAGACGCATTTAAAAATGTGGCCAAAAATGTGGCCAAAGTCACCCTAAATAACCCCAGATAACCCCAAATGTGGCCAAACTAAAAATATAAGCCATTGATTTTATTATATATTTTGGTCGGGACGGCAGGATTTGAACCTGCGTGACGTATATATAAATCAATGACTTATGGCTTATGTGGCCAAAATGTGGCCTAAAAATGAACATAACTACCAATAAACCACCCCGGTCTAGTGGCAAGCTACCCCGGTCTAGTGGCAACCCCGGTCTATTAAACTATTTTGGTTTATTCGGGGTGTCTATTTTGACGCTTAAACCAATCCGAGGAGGATATTATGGGGCAAAAAAGAAACATGCCGTCAAAAGTTAAAATATTAAATTATTGGAAGGATAGGATTGATGAAGCTGTAGATATAAACCATTGTTTTGCGTGTTCTTCTTTAGATTCTCGCCTTCTTGATAGAGCGCACATATTAGCAAAGCAACTTGGTGGTGAAGACAGTGTCGAAAACCTACATATACTTTGCAAGCACTGTCATATATCTAGTGAGACTTTAAGCGGTGAGCAATATTGGCATTGGTTTAACGCTACTTCTGGAAGTTGGTTTGAGATTACCCTAGCTAGATGTGTGCCAGTAATAATGGCTCTATCGGGAATTTCATCACCAGACGAAGTACGAAAACATTTGATTAATCAAGATGCAACTAAGTTTGCTAGCTTGTTCGCACGTTTAGGCAAGGAGTAATCACCTATATGTAAGTACCCCGGTCTAGTGGCAAATTCGATCTGCACGAAATTACTTAGAAATAGTTACTTTGGTGCAGGTTTCTTTATCTTAGGCTTTTTCTTTGATTTTGGGTATTGTTTAGCTGACATACGACCACCTCGATCTATTCATTTGATTGCGCCAAAAAGCGATAATGCTGTGTACAGGGCTAAAGGCAATATTACTAAGCCGCCTGTACCCCATAGTAAGACCGACCAGAAAAGTGCTATGTTGGCTGCTTTCTTGTGCTTGCGAACACGCTCTTCCTTGTCTCTCGCCCGTTTACATTCCGACTGAAATTGTAGCCAGTCCTTGTACATGTCTGCTCGCCCTGCGTAGATCATGTATTCTTTAAGCCATTCCTCCTGCTCTTTAATCTTTTCAAGCTCCATAAAGCACTGAAGCTCTTCTTTGCCCCCACCTTTCTGAGCCTTCTTAACAATAACTGACTTATTGTCAAAGTACTGCGTGGCTTGAGCCGACACATCGTATAGTTCTTTGCCGTTTGATAATGCGCTTTTTATAATATTAAAGGCAGCATTAGCCGCAGCTATCTCAGCTAACATTACCTTTCCCTCTGCACGCCTTTGACCTTCTCCGCTGTTCGCATGGCTCCAATTCCCAGCATTCCCATTAACACCGTTGTCAGTAATGAGCTATCAATAGCGGGAACATCAACCCAGATGCTTATAATAGGCGCTATGATCGTTGAGTACATAAGCGCTAGCCCGGCAATCCAGCCGCAAAATGGCCTCCACCCTGCAACAAATAGGGATTTATGCGCCGCTTCTACAGCGTTGACTGCTAACTGCCCCTTAGATAGCTCTAAAGCATGTTTTTCGGACATTGTGGCAATCTCATGGGCCAATGCAGCCTTCTGATCTTTGTCCTCTATAAACTTGTCTAGTAAGCCTGTAACGGGGCCAATAAGTTTGTCAAACATAGTATCTTCCTTTAGGATTCTTCTTTGGCTGCTATTGCTGGTAACGGAGCGTCTTCCGTAATCCGGGTGGACAGGATGTCGTTAATTGCGGCTAATCTTTCTTTGCCTAGCTCTTTTTCTATCCATTTGACGATCATGCGGTCAGTAACATCTTCGGCCCGGATAAAGGATTTGCCAGCATGCTTTGCTGTAAACGTGCAATCACCATAGGTCTTATAATAACCGTGAGAGCTTGCCTTAAATGCTTTAAATGAAGCCGCAACAACAGCGCCTCTGTCATCGCTCGTTTTAGTAACAATTGCAATTTCTATAGACATAAGAATACCTCGATCTAGTAGTCACCTCGATCTAGTGGGTTAGATATTTAACAACTTTATTGGGTACAGGGACTGTAAAGGTCAGCCTAAGAATTACTGCTTGGCCTTACCTATATTTAAAGCAACAAGGTCTAATAGCTTCTGCGCCTTGCCCACCATATTATCGTCTTTCTTTGTTTCCGTTAGGGCAGCAATCAACGATGCTAAACTGATTACTGAAGTTATAATATTAAAATACTCTATCAGAACTGACATCATCACCAAGGCACTCCAGTAGATATAGCAGGAGCTTTAGAGTCCTCGATCTGTGCGGCTATAGAGGCTTCAATAGCGTCAGCATCTACGTCAGCCTGTACCCATCCAACAGCCTGAGCTTCTGTGATGTCTGCATAGGCTGTGTAGCCGTCAGCAGTGCTGTCAGGAGTGAAGCCACAAGTGCCATAGCTACTACCTGAGTGTGTTACAGCGTCAACTACTTCGCTGTCTGATGCCCGCCAATGTGCTACTACTACACCATCGTCTGATGTGTTGCGTTCTAGGGTTGAGATTGTCCAAGTTACTGCCATGATTAAATACCTTCTTCTAGTGAAGCGTTGTAGGCCGCCACCACTGCATCAGTATGCATAGCAGCACAGATGGCTTGGACTTCTGTAGATTCATTGCTGTAGTCATCTCCTGCTGTTACAACGTGCCTGTGGAATGAGCGTGATAACTCTACGCCATCCTCTTTGATGACTGTGGCTGTTCTTACCTGTACTGACTTAAAGTCACCTACGATTTCTATCTTATCTTCTACTGCTGTTTTAGTTAATGCCATTTGTACTTCTCCTGTCTGTGCCTACCGTCCGATAGGCGTATGGTTGTTAGTCGGTGAGGTAATGCCCTGAAACCATGAAATAACCCACACCCGCTGTATAACTAGGCACTGTTATGGTTCCATCGGTTAAAAAATAGCCAGTAGTGCTGTTTAAAGCAATGTAGCCAGAGGTTGCAGAGCCTGTACGGGTATTATGTGTTGTGTTAAACGTGGCATAATTTTGTGCGGTGTTTGAAGAGGTAAAGGGAAGTCCGCTGAAAGTTGCCGACACTGCCGAAAATGTTGCCGAACCCCCAGTGTAGTATTGGAAATAAACTTTGTTACCAACTTTTGTGTAATACCCCAGAACTTGAGGAGTGCCAGTAACGCCATTTATAGACATAGTAAAAGTACCCTCCTCATAGTCATCCAAGACCTCACTGGTCATTCCACCCGCGTTACCGTTGGCGCTGAAGTCTATGCCTTTGCCTGATGTGCCGATGACTAGGTTGTCTATGACAGTCAAGTTTCCTGCGGCTCTTATATTAGCTTCAAAGTTAAAACCCCCATTTGTATCAGTTTGAAAATAGGTAAATGAATCATTAGGCACTCCGACTTGAAAATACTTACCTGCACCTTCATGTCTAAGTCCATAAGTGCCTGTTGTACTACCATTCTCTACGGCCACAAGACCGCCAGATGTAATGCTAGAATTAAACGTAGCCGCACCTGCCGCTGACATATCAAGGGTGAGGGCTGTGATACCTACACCGCCATCGACACCTTCGATTTTTATATCTGCATCAGAACGAGCAGAATATATTTGTACATCAGAACCTGTATTGCGTACTTTGAAAAACTCAGTTCCTGCATCTTTAAAGAATACACTACCGCCATCAGCATCAAGGGTGATGTCTCCTGCGACATCAAGTGTTAATGAGCCGCTTGCATCTATCTCACTGCCGTCTATTGTAATGGTATCTACGACTACACCTGCGTTGGCTGTAACTGTGCCAGTAACGTCTAGCCCCGTCAGCGTACCGACCGATGTTATCGTTGGCTGTGCGGCTGCAAGAGCATCCTGCATAGCATTGTTTACTTTTGTAATTGCCATGAATTATTCTCCTGCTTCTAGTGTTGTTATTCTGGCTTCTAATTCTTGAATTGTTTTTACTAATAGTGGAACTAGCTTGCTGTGATCTATTCCTTGAGCATCTATTGCACGGCGTGTTCCCATAACGGCGGCTGTAATTTCTACCCCATCATCGTCTAAAACCGCTGGAGTAATTTCATAATCCTCATCCTTCATAGCGTCTTTAGTTCCACTAACTGCAATCGGAACAACTTCTTGAGCTTCATGCGCCATAAAGCCGTCTTGAGTTACACCTGTTCCATCTACAATAAAGTTAAACCTAGCTGGCTTTAGTTGCTTAAGGCGAGTTGTAGCATCCCACTCGTAGACTACGTTTTCTTTTAGTCTGTAGTCTGAAGATGTATTAAAAGTTATTGTGCTTGCACTAGCCACACGAATACTACCAGCAACGCCTGAGCCATTTACAGAAAACTGGAAGAGACGAGTGTCCTGACCAGAAGTCCATAGTCTGTTGACGTAGAAGTTTGACCAGCCACTTGCGGCATTTGTAACTGAAATTAGTGCGGAACCTATACTGCCTGTGTCGTTGACAAAGGCAACACCGCCACTACCAGAGGTTTGAGCATAGCCACTAGTATTGCCATATTGAGTAGTTATGTTTCCAGCTCCGTTTATGGCAACTTTGGTTGTTATTGACGCGGTTGCCCCTGCGGATACTGAAGCCGCGCTATTAAAGTGGAATCCGCCACCTGATTGCTGAAAGAATGAAGAGCCACCAGTGACTATAGCCTTAAAAGCGCCCGCTGAATCTCTATATAGATTGCTACTGACGTGCATATCGGCATTGCCGCTACCGCGACCATAAACTGCGCCACCAGTGCCGACTTGGAGTACATCACCGTCATGCGCTCCACCCGACCAGCCTGACTGTGGCACTACGCCAATACCCACGTTGCCTGATGCTACTATCAGGTCACCGTTTGCTAAGTTTAATCCCCCACCAGATGCAAATGTTGCTCTATCCGTACCATTGCCTTGGATTATTAAACCAACACCGCCACCCTGAACATTTATTTTCTCGTGGCTTATGCCTATGTAGTTTGACGCGTTGAATGCGGCTTTTAATTTAGGATTTGCATTGGCAACTGTAGCTGTAATAGTCGTACCAGAGATAGCCGCAGGGGTAGCCCCACCGATAACTGTGCCATCAATAGTGCCGCCATCGATGTCTGGGGTGTTGATGTCGGGGCTTGTCAGCGTTATCGAATCAGAGACACTGCCCGTTTTGATTTTTGTTAACGCCATGAATTATTCTCCTTCTAATTAAATTGCTGAGATGATGAAGGCGAGTAACTCACTATAGCGAACACCCATCCTAGTCTTTTCTTCGTTGGTTTCTTCATCAGTCCAAGTAGTGCTGATGAACATTGCGTAGTCACCTGCGTCTAAACCTTCAGCAGCAAATGCAGCCTGTAGGTCTTGAGCGATGATTCCAAAGTGTGTACGAGCTTCGTCACCCTTCTCAGCTACTGAGTCCTTCCAACGGAACTTACGCAGTAAACCTTTGCAGGCTACAGCGATACGTTGTTCAGCTTCGGATAGCTCTTCTATGTCTTGCTTTTCGTTACGGTCAGACGTTTGGATAGTGCCGTTAGTAGCGTAAATGTCGTCAAATCGGTAGCTTGATTGACCTAAATCAATCGTATTATCAGAAATTGATTGGTTTTTAACAGGGTTAATTTCTGATCCCCCAAAGTGTAATCCAGCAGTATTTCCCCCGCTTTGGATTTGAATATGCACACCACCCCTACTAGAAATAGTCCCAACAGTTGTGCCGTCTTTGCGGAAGACTGCTATGTCACCATCGTTAGACTGTCTGTTTAATACCAAACACTCCCCGCCACTTCTTGTTGCTTGAATCTTATTTCCGAATTTGGCAGTACCCCCACCACTACTCGTTATCCAAAAGTGTTGTGAATTATATTCGGGGTACACTGTCCAAACATTATCAGGATCGGGAGCCGTATTTGTGAAGGTAAGTTTAGAGGCCGTATTGTCTGCGCCTACGATATGTAAGCCACTTGAAGGGCTTGCAGTGCCTACACCAACGCGATTAGTTCCACCATCCACGAAGAGCATATTTGCATTGCCGTCAGACTCAACGCGGAAGTCAGCGTCAGCACCAAGCTCGTTGAAGACTGCTCCACCGTCTTGACTTAAAAGGCCAGATGATTCTATCTCTAAAAGAATTGAACCTGAAGCATTTGCTGTACCTGCTGTTCTACCATATATTTGAAATAAAGGGTTACCTGCTCTAGTGTCAAAATGTAACATTCCACCTTGATTAGCTTGTGTGTATGCACCACCAAATCTATTGCCTGAACCTTCGTTTACTCCTAAGTTTATAATGCCTGAATTTACTTCAGCAGATAGACCGCCAAAAAAACTTTGAGTTGCATTTCTTATTGCTAACGGCCCCTCAACTGTCACAGCCGAACCAAAAGTAGCCCCCGCGTTAAACGTAGCCGCACCTGCCGCTGACATATCAAAACGTAGAGCTTCAAAAGCTGATCCTCCGTCATTACCATAAATAACAATATCTTTATCACTGACTGGATTATAAATATAAAGGTCAGCACTTGACTGAAATAGTCTTCCAAACTCTGTACCTGTTGCCTGAAGCTGTATGTTTGCTCCAGTATCAAGAATAATATCTCCTGCAACGTCTAGTGTGAGATTGCCAGAAGACTGGTCTATCTCACTGCCGTCTATTGTAATGGTATCTACGACTACACCTGCGTTGGCTGTGATTTCTCCAGAGGCAGACAGCGTAGTGAAACTTCCCGCTGCTCCGGTAATAGCCCCACTGGTATTTATCACTACGTTATTCGCAAGCTTGTCTGTTGTTACAGCATCGTCTGCAAGTTTTACAGCAGTGACAGCACCATTCGCAATTTTTGCGGTTGTAACAGTCCCATCATCTGGAGTACCTGCCGAAAATACGACTGTCCTAGCCGCCATCACTTCTATCGCTGAACCGCTTGGCGGGGCTGTTGAAAAGGTCAATGTGCTACCGCTGACACTGAAATTTGACTTAGATTGGTAAACTCCAGATATAAAAACAGAGCATTGATTTTCAGTGGTCGGTGCTGCGCTTAAACTAAAGGCGGTTGTTGACCCATTGCCCGAAAATTGGTTAAGCAAAAAGTCAGTTGATTCTTGGACAGGTGCAACTGTCGCGGCAGTAATTTCTATCAAGCTGCCGTTGTCGGGCGCAGCACTAAAAGTAAGTGTTTGGCCTGACATTGAGTAAGCCGCTTTTACTTGATAAACGCCATCTATATACGCAAGCGTGTTTGATAAATCAGGACTGCTGCTTAGTGTATAGGCAGTTGTTGAGCCATTTCCGGTGAAGCTATTTACGCGAAGGTCTGCCGCTCCACCTCCGATTTCTCCCCATTCTGTGGAGTAGCCTTCAAACTTATCTTCAGTCGTGTTGTACCTGAACATTCCGCTTACGCCACTGGGACGTTGACCCGTTGTCCCTTTAGACATTGTAACGGCTGACGTTTCATTAACGATTAACGCACCAGTCATTGTGCCGCCGGATTTCGGCAGGGCAGCATTAGCTGTTGTAGTTGTACTCGTTAAAACTGCATCTCGCGTACCTACGTCTACGCCATCAAACGTGCTATTAGTCGTAATGGCTCCGGTCATTGCTCCACCCGCTTTAGGCAGGGCGGCATCAGCAGTTACACCATCAGCCGCAACATCACGGCCATCAAATGTAGAGTTAGTGGTTATGGCTCCGGTCATCGCGCCGCCAGCTTTTGGTAGCGCTGCATTGGCGGCGGTTGTCGTGCTAGAAAGAACGCTGTCCCGCGCACCTACGTCTACGCCGTCAAATGTAGAATTGGTTGTGATGGCTCCAGTTACTGCTCCTCCCGCTTTCGGTAAAGCGGCATTTGCAGTTGTTGTTGTGCTTGTTAATACTGCATCTCGCGCTCCAACATCTACACCGTCAAAAGTAGAGTTAGTCGTGATTGCCCCGGTCATTGCTCCACCAGCTTTTGGTAAAGCGGCATCTGCTGTAACGCCGTCAGCAGCCACATCACGACCATCAATAGTGCTATTAGTCGTTATTGCTCCGGTAAATGCTGCACCATCTAATTCTGCTTTATCGGCATTTAGATTGGAAAAGTTAGCATCAACTTCTGTATTAGTTAACGGGCTACCTTTCCCAGAACGGGTAACAATAGTTGCCATCTATGTATCTCCAAAAAACGGGTATAAAAAAGCCCCAATTAAGGGGCTACGAAATTTCTTTGCTTTACGATGCTGTTAAAGTAATAGTCCAAGTGATTGACATCGTGTCATCAGCACCTTTATTGACTACTGCAAACACAGTACGACAAAGCATAGTTCCGCTTGAAGCTGCGTTAAATATACCTGCTTCAGTAACCGCTCCAGTGCCTTCGCCAGCTTCAAAGCTAGAAACGTAAGCAATGGTATTGGCTGATGCGGTAGCGCTGTCTAACGCTTCTCTTGACCCTAAGATAGACACTAAGTCGGTCTGTCCAGCGGCTGCTGCTGTAGTGCTTGAGCCAACAGCCATGTGAGACATTACGGCGGCTGATGCTGCTGACATTCTTGAGCAGATATAAGTCAGTCCAGCAGTAACAACAAGATTGTTAATTTCACGGCTTTCTTTAACATTGCCATTTTTGTCTTTTAGTACAATTGCAACATCACCGCGTAGTTTTAAGTTATCGTTAATCATTTATGTATCTCCAAAAAGAACCACCTTTATTGGCGGCTTGTGAACAGGTTAAGGGTTAGAAAGTCCTAGCATCTCCTACATAATCATCTGCAAAATAGTCAAAGGAACAATATCCTTGATTTCTAATAGACCCTGCATCAGTTACAGCAGAACTATCACCAAGAATTGTGGTTCTAAGTATGACAAGAGAATCAGAAAATGTAGCTAAATCAGATCGAACCTTAACAAAGGTAATATCTTGATCATCTTCAATAGTTGCCTCGCCATCTAAGTCATCAGTTACCCCAGTATCTTCGTTAATGAACTTATGGAAGTTTCTAAATAGGGTGTCAGAAAAAGCTGAAACGTCATTGTGTACACTGCCAATATTTAGCAGCGCTGCGTCACTAGTTGATGAGGCGTTATTAAATACTTTACCCGGAGTTAAAAGAGCGGAATCGGCTACTATCGAGCTATCACTAAACCCGGTGGCGAATGCCTTAGTTGCATTGTCGGTAGTAACATAACTGTCAGCCAGTGTTTTGGCATACGCTAATACAGCTTGATCACTTGATACTGTTGTTTCAGTAATCAGTTTTGCAAACGCCATAACTTGAGCATCTGATATAGCAGTATCATCAGCCAATATCTTACTTAACGCTAATACGCTAACGTCTGTAATTAATGAGCCATCAGATAAAACTTTAATTGCTGCTAGTATATGAGCATCTGTTACGTTTGATAGATCACTAGGTTGCTTACTAACTGATTTAATTTGTTGGTCAGTTAATACTGGCGTATCAAATAAGTTCTTAAATATTGATTTAATTGTTACATCAGCAGTAGAGAAAGCATCAGTTACTATCTGATAGATAAGAAAATCACCAATTACTATTCTTGCAACCGCTTTCCAATAGACTATTTTTGCAACAGCTTTCTTAAAACCTATTTTAGCAACAGCTTTCTTGAAGACTACCTTTGCCTTCATTAGAAATCATTCCTGAGATAAAACTCTAATATCTTATAGACTGTTTCGATCTTTCCGCTTTGCTGAGTGATTTCAATCTCGCCTTCATAGTATCCTTCATTGTGATGCAGTTGAGTGCCAGAAAACGTAAATATAGCAACCCCATCGGCATAATTACTACCTTCGTCTAAAGCAACTAGCTCAAACAATATATTTGTTGTGTCTTTTTTGCGGAACTTTAACTTGCATGTACCGTTAAGAAAGCTAATGGCAGAACCATCATTTTCTCTTGTTAGGTAGGCTTGTATCTGCGGTGCAGTATCTTTTTTAACAAGAGTGTATATATCAGTCATTTAGTTCTCCGGCTGCGTAGGCCAAGTAATGTCTTCAAGTGATGTAGCGTCAGAATACGTTGCGGGAATATCTCTTAGTAATTGCCTATAACTTACCCATTCAGATTTCTTAGCGTCCGTTAAGGGGCTGTCTGCGGATTGCGTCCAATCTGTTATAGATATTTTATTATTTCGCTCAAGCCTAATGTAAGCTGAAAACCTGCCAGCGTTAAATACCCACGCATTATCAATCCAATCTTCCCACTCTGTAGTCCGATAAGACCGGGAATGCCATGCATTATTAATATAATATTTAGTTTGTATTAGGTTTTGAGCATCGGCATCGTGAGAAACCTGAACCGCAGTTAATTCATTATAAATTTGACCCTCAACATAGTCGGAATCAGAGCCTGAAGAAACAACGTGCTGCACCTCACCATTGGCTGCAATTAGTGCGTACTGAAACATCTAGCTCTCCTAATTTGTGTCATAGACAATCATGTATGGAAGCATTGCAGACGATGAAACTTCTGACCCACCCATAAATGTTTTATTGGTTACTAGGATGTATGGTGCTGAAGCAGCAGCATAAAATGAATAACCTAATGCTAGCGACCAACTAGGGAATACAAACGCTTGAGGTATTGCAGCAAACATTGTGCTGTTAACGACTGCATATATCTTTGTAAACGCTAGAGAAGATGGCGGGGTATATGTAAATGTCTGGCCGCTAGTAAGATTTCCTTGCGCTAATATTCTTACGCTAGTAGACCTTGTAGCCGAAAACAATATGGTGCTTCCATTGGTGCTGTATACGTCCAATCCCATCTCGCCAGAACTAGGCGCTGATATGTTACCTGCTTGCGTTTTAAGTAGCGCCGTAACGATACCCGCCGTATTTGCATACAAATAACTAAACCCAGCGTCTTGGGCATACTTTGACCCATAGAATACTTCTTGATTATTAATTGGCTGACCTATACCAATATAAGTAGCGCCAGATAACGGGCTGTTAGCGGCCCTCGCTAGGACTAAATCACCAGTTGCAAAGTTGCTAGGCGGGTACGTCATCGCAGAATATGCAGTGGTAGTTACGTTTGAAATAAAGGTATTTGGCGCAATTTCTGTGCTATCAATTTGGACGCGCCCATCTTGATTTAATACTTGCAATCCATAAGCCATCTTTAAGTCCTAAAAACATAGTAATCTACAGTTTTTCCTGACCCTACATACAAACGTAAGTTATTCGTTTGCTTTGCGTATGACACATTTGGGGTTGCGTTGTACTGAAAGATAAACGGTATATCGCCCAAGGCTACCGTCCAAGTATCATTGTTTGCCATACCTGCAATTGTGACATCTGCATAGTTACTAGAGTTACCCGTTACCGTCCCGGCAGCTACAAATCGAATTAAACGATCTGTATAACTAATAATCTTTGTGCCTGAAGCGTTAAATACCTCTAAGCCGTAAGACATTAGGAAAGGTTCCCAAGTTTGATTCTAGGTGCGGATAAACTGCCGTCATATATCTCTATCTTATCGTGCAGTATTTTTATTCGTGAACCGCTAGCAGCAGATTGCATATTAAATCCGCTTTGCGTAGTACCTGATATATTTACCAACGCAACATTTAATGTACCGGTTTTAACTAGACCGCCATTTATAGTCGTAATTTCGCCTGACGCATCTGCAAGCTCACTATTAAGATTAGAAAACGTGACTAGGCCATCAAATTGTAGAGATGAAAATGGTGATGAAAACGTAAGTGTTTGCGAACCGTTTAATGTTGCTTCGGTAATTAGGTAACTGACTGCCCAATAATGAGCATCGCCACCAGTTACGTTTGGTGGAGTCTTTGACCAGTTAGATGTTAATCCACTAAATGCACCGGTACTAAAGTTGTATGATGAGGCGCTAGGCGTTGATGGTGCAGAACCAGCAGACAAAGAATAATATAAATACCCAGCGGTGCTTCTTGGGCCAGCCGCACCATTTGAACCATTTGAACCATTTGAGCCGTCAGTGCCGTCAGTGCCGTTACTTCCATTACTTCCATTAGTGCCATTAGTGCCATTAATAGCTGCCGCATTAGTTGTTGCGTTAACTATGCCGCTAAAAGCTGACTTGTTGGCACTGTAATCGACTGCTTTTAACTTATAATAAAATG